GCATTGATGGGTTTTATATTTCTATCATTCTCAAATTCTGTAGTAACATTTATTGCAACATTAGCAGGAGTTAATACGTTTGCTCCTGTTAAAATAAATTGTGTCTGGTCTGATAATAATAATAATTCTTCATCAAACGAAATTGCGTGTCTTAAAATAGAAACTTTAGAATGAGTTGATGCAACATCTATTGGGTCTGTATCTAAAACTTGTGTAACTGTTTCTGGGAAGAATTGAAAAAATTCTCCACTTCTAGACATAATAATATTTTCATCAGATAAAAAACCTAATCTATTTCTATGAAAAAATATTTCATTAATTTTTCTTCCAATAAAACTTGGGTCAGGAGCAGAAGTTAAATCTCCTGCAACTCTATTACCCCAAGCAGGTACATCATAAGTAGTTGCTGAAATAGTATATTGACTATCATCACATTGAGTAAATCTAAAATTACCATCAGCAGTTCTTATAAGAACGTGTGGCATTTTAGTTTCATCTATCTCAATTACAGTATTTGGAGCAACTGTTTCTTCCCAAACACCATCACCACCAGAACTTTCAATAAATTTAACATAATAATTATCAAATTTATTTGTGGCATCGCCTGTAACTTCTACAACCATATTATTAATTGCAGGAAGTGGTAAATCGTTAAAATCTGTTACTGTATCTTTAATAACTTGAGATGCTTCATCTCCATAACTATCAGAAGCAGATATATTTAATGTTCCGCTTGATTTAATAATTGAAAAAGAAGAATTACCAATATTTGCAAAAGTAAATCCTGCTGGACTTCCTATTGCAGTTCTTAAATTATCTCTAACTTGCTCTGTTGTTACTGAACCAGTTGTTGCAAGTGTGGTGTTATAAGTTGTTCCATCTATTGTGATAGAATATTTAATTCCATTAATTGCTTGAGTACAAGTATAAACAGCTTGTTGTATTTTAGCTGGACTAGTCGTTGCCGACATAGCTGTTGTAATATTTTTATTAAGAACAAAAGTATAATCAGCAATAGACGTACAAGAAAATTGAGTTCTTGGAGATGCTGATGTTAAATATGCAGAAGCTCCTGTTTGCATAACAACTGATTTTTCTGTTCCTGTAGTGTCAAAAACTCTAATAGAACCATTAGTAATAATGACAATATATCGTTCTGTTAAATCTCTATTAATTGTGTGAACATACGCATTAGTTAATGCTGTAGTTGAAATCTTTTTAATATGATTTGTTGGCGGTCTTTTTTTTAAACCTTCAACAACACTAGAAAATCCATTTACTTGAGTAGTGAATTGAGAAGCTAATCTTAATACTTCAGGTTGCTGTGATACACCTTGCACCAAGTTAGGAATAGTTTTGCTAACTAGTGCCATTTTAATAAATTACGTTAGTTCTGCTTACTGTGTATGCACCTAATTGATTATCAAAAATTGTATAATCACCAGTTGATGCTTCAGCTTGTTTAAGAACAATTAAACTTCTTGCTTCATCTTCTTGTGAATATTTATGAAGTGTAGTTGCACCTAAAGTTCTATCGTGAAATACTCTAGCACTTCTTATAGTTATATATCGTTTTGCCTGTTCAGGAATATCAGCAAAATCTAAAAGATAAACTATTGTAACATTTTCAAAATCTGTATCAAAAATATTTGTATTTTTTGCAAGATTATAAACAAAATTATTTCTTTGAACTATATCGTAAGATGATTTTGAATATTTATTTGGGTCTAATTCAACTCTTAAAACATTAGAAGCTAAAGGAATTTCATTACCAGCATTTCTAGATAATGTAGCTTTATAATGAGTATTAAAATGCCAACCTTGTGACTGAACTTCTCTGTTAATTTCGTTTAAAACATTTCTTGCCATTGTTCCATCAACAGGCAAACTTCCAGTTAATGTATTTAGTGGAGCTTCACCTACTGTAGAAAGAATTGTATTAACAGCTTCTAATTCAGTTGTACGAGTTGTGATTGTCATAGTAAAATTTTGTAGGGGGAGAACTTAATCTCCCCCATTTTTAACTTTATAATTAAATTAAATTATGAAAGTTTAATTGATACTGCACACTCTGGTCTTAATATTCCGTGACCAAGTGCCATTCTTGCAGTCATTAGTGTTCCAAGTCTTCTTGGGTCGTAAGTAGTTTCAAGAACTAAATCTTTTAACTTTACAGTTCCCACAGCTTGTTTGTGGAATACAACAGCTTGAACAGTTGAAAAGTTTCCAATGTAAGTGTTGTTTGTTCCAGCAGTAGAAGCGGCAGATTGGTCAGTGAATGACGCAACTGCTGTATTTGATTTAACAAGAGGTACACCACCAATAGTAGTGATGAAACCTTTTGCTCTGTCACCAGCATTAGAACTAAAATCTCTAGACATAACACTGTCTAAATTTAATAGTTGATAATATTGGTCAGGTTTTACAACGATGAACCTATCAGAAGATGGCACATCATTTTCATCTAGTTTTTGTATAGCATCAAAAATGCTGTCTTTTAATGAACTTGCATTTGTGTTTGCATCTGCATCAGTGATTTCAGCACCAATGTTTCCGCCAGTTACGTTGGCAGTAGCCGCTCTAGAAGCTAATACAACTAGATTTAGTATGTTTTTATCAATGGTTTTTGCAAGAGCTTGACCCATTTCTTTTGAATAGATTGAACGAACATCATAATGATTTTTAAGTTCATCTAATTCAGCTACAAATGCGTTAGCTAAAAGCATATCATCGATATTTATTATTTTCTCATTCTTATTTACTGCTGTACCGAGTATTTCGTTACCAATAGTATGATAAGAAGAAGATATAGTTCCAGTAATTGGGAACTGTGCTGATTTTCCTGAAGTAATACTTCTCACGTTAGTCATATTCAGCATTAAATTTTCACGTTCAAAAGCTGATAAAACCTCACCAGAGAATACTTTAAGGAAAAGCGAATTTACATCACCTGCGGCATTTACTTGACCCAGACGTGATGCTGTTGCGTTTGACATTTTATATGTCTCCTTTTTATTGTTGGTTTGTTTTTATTTAGTTTCAGCTAATGTACTTTCCTATTCAGAGAGTTATCTGACGTATCAGGCAATCCTTTTGAATTTTCATTAGGTCACCTCTCTAATGAGAGATGGTGATTATCTTTTTTTGAATTTATTACTTTTAGTAATTACTTTCTTAAATTTAACAATTCTTTTAGCTCTTTTTTCACTTTCTAAATTCCATAATAATTTTGTTAATGTAGAATTAATTTTTGTTAAAATTTTAAACATTGTCATTTTTTAAATATATCTAGTGTTGGTTTTAATCCGTAAATTGCACCGAAGATACCAACGATTAACCATTGATACCAAGAAGGAAACTTACCAAAGTAATCAAAGAATAAATCTAACTTCGTTCTAATATTAACGTCATCACTAATGATTGCATAAGATAAAACTAATATTGGAATACAAACTACAATTAAAACAAATTCATCTTTCCAAGTTTTGTCTTGTTGGTCAGATACATCTCTTTGATATTCAATCTCACCTTTAGCCATACGTTCATAATACCTACGTTCAGCTTCACTTTCTAAAAATTCGGATTGTTTATGATTTTTATAAATTTCAGCACCAGTTTTAAAAACTGTTGGTAATATATTCCACCACATTATTTTTTAGACCTATTTTTAGATTTAGACATAACTCTCAAATTGCTTATAGAATTATTATTAGGATTTCCGTCTTTATGGTCTATGTCTTTACCTTTGACAGCACTAATACCTAATTTTTTAATCATTAGATTTCTAGCTATTCTTCTTTTTTGCCTATTGTTTCTGTCTTCTTTAGTTCGAATTGCGTATTCTCTTTTGTAATCACGCATTGTTTATAGGATTGTAGATTTAGCCAATCTATCTGTTACTTCTTTTCTATAAGCTGGGTCTTTTTCATATCTTGGGTCATTCATAGCTTGTGTAACTTGTGCGATTGACCTAAAGGCATCTGAAGAAAATACATCGCTATCTCCTTCAAAAAGCTCTTGTCTTTGTGGGCTAGATTTATTCATTCCAGCAGTTGCCATTAATCCTCTAACAGCTAACTTCATAGCTTCTACAGAACCATTAGAAACAATATCATTAAAACTTGAAACTTCTTGTTCAGATAAATTTTGAGAAGCCCAATTAACTAATTCTTGATATTTTTCTTGAGAACCAACTTCATTATAAATTTGAGATTGGTAACTTTGAGCTATAGATTTTTGACCTTCTATATACCCATCAACTATTTCTTTAGTTAATCCTAATTTAGCAAGTTCTTGATATGATTTTTCTGATAATGAACCTTGCTCTACATATTC